TCTTAACTGTTTTTGTATTATCATCAAATTGTTGATCTGCAAATAATACAATTTCAAATTTTCCTTCAGGAGTAATATAATCCTGAGTCATCTTACCCACAGTCTTGAATCTAAAACTCATCCTATCATCGTTCTTTGATTTATATTCTTCAAAGTGTGCTAACATGAATACATTTTTATTTTCATTTACAGATTGGATAGCATTAAAAATTTTACCCATAAAAAGACCAATTTTCTTAAATACATCATAACCACCTTTTACAGCATTAGTCATATAATAATCCTGCATTACATAATTTGCGTCATCAATAATAATATTAATAATATCACTTCTGGTATCATTAATAAGTTTAATTAATGCTGCAACTTGATCACCATTGTTAGTAACCATATAATTACCTGTTGATGATAATTCAAATTGACCAGTAGTTATATTTTTATTTACTTTAGCTGGAGTATATAACTTTTTCCAACCCCTAAAAGGTAATCCTTTATTGGTACATGCAATAATGAATGTTTCTTTGGGGTTTAATCCTTTTATACCTAATTCTGGTATATTACCTATGGAGGTAGATTTACCACCACCACTAGCACCTAATACTAATACGTTTGCCATTTATTAAAATTTTTAGTTTATAATTCTTTGAATAATGAAATTCCAGCATACATTTGAGTTTGAATATGTATAGGACATTCTGTATGTCTACTTTCAACTAAATGAATACTTCTATAATTAGATATATCATCAATCTCTACTCCAAAATGTTTTGTAATATTGTATCTCTTATCTCCTGCATCAAATAGAGTAATTAAGTAGTCTCCGTCTTCGCTGAGGTTTCCAGAATCTTTCAAATCTGAGTTATTTGGATGTAATTCAGAGTCTTTTGTTACAAAATCAGTACTTGCTTTAATCCTAGTAGGGTCTGAAATATTTCTATTTAAATGAACAATATCAACAAATGTAAATTTACAAATATTTCTTAACCAAACTTGATATTCAGTCATTTTATCCATAGTTTCTTTCATAGACATCATTCTATTACCTGATTTTTCTGGTTTTAATTTCCTTAAATGGTCAAGTACTATAATTGTATATTTTTTAAGATTATATGGAGTATATCCTGATATACGTTTATGTGCTATTTTCCTATTAGTTCCTTTTTCTGTTTCATACCATGTTTCATAAATAAATTCACCATGTTCTTGTGCATAATTTAATAAATATTTATAAATACCTGTTGGATTACTATTATTTCTATCTTCAATTACTTTTATTTTACCTTCTTTTACCTTTTTTCCATTTTCATTATATTCACCATACATGGGATTAATTCTTTTTTCAATAATTTCATGTACTACTTTTTGATGTTCTTTAGTTATAATAATTCTTGTTCCATCATCATATTTCATTCTACCTAATAAATAACCTGATTGCATACCTATTATTGGACTTCCTTTATGTGTTTTACCTTCTGGTAATGTTATACTACCAATTCCATAATCCTTGAAAAAGAAATATGCTACAGCTTTATATCTAAGTACTAATGATGCCATTTCAAGACTAAAATAAATAAAATCTATATCTACATCATCATTTTTAAGCATATGCAAATATGGACTATAAACAAAACAACTATCTACAAATGTCGATTTTCCAACCTTTGGAGCACTTGCAATTCCGTATATAGAACCTCTTTGTATACTATAAATAGCATTATCAAGTTTTCTAATACCAGTAGGTAAACCTTCATTTATTCCTGCTATGCCTTCATTTAAGGCTTTGACCATATCATTCATAATCAATAATTTTGAAGACCTTTGTGTTTACTCTTAGGTATAATTTTCTCAATTGTAGTTCCCATTTCAATATATTGTTCTAATAAAGACCTATTGGACTTCATTATAAAATAATCAGCATGAGTTAAAAATTCAGAACTTTTAGTTCCATCTGCAAATTCATCTAAATATACATTTGTTGCATTAATTACATCTTCTTTCCTTGCTTCAGGATTAGTCATAAAAAACTTTTTCATTTTATTTACACAACTCTTCCTATCCCCACCTCTTTTACCATCAATATTCATAAATAACATTCTATATTCATCAACAACCCATTGCCATTTTGGGTCAATCCCTGTGTTAAAAGTAATAAAATCATCATTACCAATTACATCTTTTTTCTTAAATAATGGTATATGCCAAATTAGCTTACCTTTATTCTCAAAATCTCTATTTATTATACCTAATATATAACTCTTTTTTTTCACTATATCAGGGATGAAATCAACATTTAGATTAAAATGAAGTCCCAGCAAATATACTAAAACTTCATCTTTTTTCATATTTTTTTCATCTAATAATTCTACAATTTCAGGATTTATTTCCATATTTTATTATTTTGATGATTAATAATTTATTTATTTTTTACACTTTAAATTTTAAGTGTTTAACATTATTCATACTAATGTTTTCCGTAGCTTTTAATACCCATTCTTCATCAACAGTTCCTTTAGCATACATCAAATAGATTTTTGCTCTATGACCTTCTCTGTGTCTAATTATTCTACCTATCTTTTGCAGTAAATGTCGTTCTTTACTGGTAGTTTGGACTATAAGAGCATTATCTAAATTAGGAATGTTCATACCCTCATTTAATGCTTGAACAGCAGATAACCTATTTATTTTTTCATTAAAGAAATCATTAAAATCATCATCTTTACTTTTAGAATGATAAGTTTTAGATTCTAATTCTTCTGCCATTTTAATTGAACCTGCAAATATAAGAGTTCTTTCATCTTCAGGTATTATTTTACCTAACATATATTTACCTATTCTCTTTTTACTTTGAAGATTATAGATAAATCTCATTCTAGCTAATCTCATAAATTTAAGACTATCCCAACTATTACCATTACCTGCTTGCGCAACATTAATCCTTTTAGTTAGGTATTCATATTGTTTTTGTTCAGTAGTCATAAAAGGTTTTAATTTATTTCCTGCTTTAATGTATTTAGTTTTGTCATCTAAGTTAAATTCAACTAAATAAATATCAAATGGGGAAACAACACCTCTTTTAACAGCATCATCAAGACTAAGTTTATAAACAACTTGTAATTTTAATTTATTAAGAATTTCTTTTTTCTCAAGTTCTTTTGGTGGAGTAGCACTCAATCCCATAATAGCATCAACAACATTATTATCAAAAAATTCACTATTTAATGGTGTTAAATTCTGAAGTTCATCAAGTATTATAATGTCATAGTGTCTTCCTCTTACTTTATTAATAGAAGCATAACATAGTCTATCAATTCTATTATAAAGTTCTTCATTAGCCCACTCAATAAATTCAGTTTTCCAATTCTCATCTCTTAATTTAGTAGTTGGTACAACAAGAAGAATATTTAATCTTTTTTTAAGTCTAGTTTCTTCATGTTTAATGTAATTTATACCTATTAAAGCTTTTCCTGACCCTGTGGCAGCAGCAATAATACCTCTATGACCATGTAATATAAATTGACTTAATGCTTCAGCCTGTATCTTACTCTTTTCTATGTGTATCTCTTTCATTTAATTAATTTTAAAGCTTCTATTAACCCTTTTTCTAATGCTTCTTCATAAGTATTAATATAAGTTAAACATTCAGAATAAGTATCTGCTAAATTAGTATATATATCATAATTATAATAACAATCTATACCATCATTTAACATTGGAAATACTATTATATTAATCTTATGTTCTTTTCGTAACCATTGTTGTAATAAACTTTGAGAAATAGCTTTACAAGTACCAAATCTTTTTTCATCTCCATTACATAATTCATTATTAATCCCATAATAAGGTGGTCTACTATCATAATCACTAAAATAATGAATATTTTGTGGTAAACCTTTCTTTTTAGCTAATATAGCTGTTTTAAATTCAATTAATTGTTCTTTCATTTCTTTCATTTTTTAACATTTAAATTCATTTACTTTATATTCAATACATATCATTACTCCAATAATTTTACTCTCATCATATGTTGAATTATCAACACTTTGTTGTACTATTTCAATAATATCTTTCTTTTTAGTATACATGAATGGTATATTATTATTTAATCTCATATATTCAATAAATTCATTTTTTTTAGTATCATCAAATAATCCAATCATGTTAATATGTGCTATCATAAATTATATAATTTTATGTGTAATTAATTAAAGGTAGATATATTGTGGTTGACTGTAATAGTATCATTTATAATTTTTTAATTATTTCATCTACAATTATTGCTAATATTCCTACTATTACCATAGCTATTAAAGCTATTGATATTATAAGTTTCATTTTTATTTTTTTAAAGTGTTAAAAACTAACATAGTACACAAGCACTCTATGTTAGTTTAATATGAAAATTAATAATAAACAATCATTTTAGACAAACCTTTTGATTTAAAAGTTTAAAATTGTTTAAAGAACTAACTTGTGTATTTTCATTAATTAGTAAACTCATTTTCAGGAAATCTTTTAGCCATTTCACTCCATTGAATAGTATCTTTTCCTGTTAAATCACAACCTTTACCATTGTAATTTTGTTTCCATCCCATATACAAATCATTACCATTGACAGTATAATCTTTTGCAATATATTTATGTTTAATAATTGCTCTTGTCATACCACTACCAAATTGAGTTCTTTGTTCTCTATCATAAAGAATTTTAATTAATTCTTTAGGGAATTGTTTAAAATCATCAGTTATTTTCCATTTACCAAGATTATCTTTAGCTAATGCTTGTAATCTTTTTTCAGATTCTAAGTGTGCTACTTTTT